TGCAAAGAGATCGCCGACTGGGTCGATCATCAAGGCGGACACCCGACCGCTCTGCGCATCCGCGACCGGCTGAACGATATCGACAAGGACACTCCGCTGATTCGAAGCACCCTGTCATCGCTCAAACCGATCGACCGGCCGCTGCCACGCTTCAGATAGTTGGTCGATTCGGCTGGCGCATGAAAGAACGCCCCTGGTCGTGAAAGGTCAAAACCTTTACACGTCACCAAGGAGACGTCTCATGATCATTCATTTCAAAGTCGACGGGCATCTGGCTTGCGGGCACAAGGGCAACAACCTCTCCTCCAGCAGCGAACTCAATCGAGTGAAATGCCGTAGTTGCCGCAATACCGATGCCTATAAGGATGCGCGGAAAAACCAGCGCAACGCGGCGCGGCGCGCGGCGCGCCATTCCAGGGTTGCCCACACGGCGTCTGACTGGCGCTCGGAGTGGATCGAGCGGTTGACTGCAATGGCTGGACTTCAGCGTTTACCTAGAGGGTTTAGCGGGCAGGCGTTTGTCTGAGCACAAAAAAGGGCCTGCATGAGGTATGTCATGCAAGCCCTTGATATTCATGGTGCCCGAAGCCGGAATCGAACCGGCACGCCCTTACGAGCGGGGGATTTTAAGTCCTACGCCAAAGTCAAGCGGGCTGCGGCTTAGAACCAGTTTTCCGGGCCGCAATTACGCCTGATCCACGCTCATTCGGCCCAATGTTTTCAGATACTAAAAAATAATTGCGGCCCGGAATTTTCTACAGAAATCGGCACTGCCGGTGATTAGAAAGCAACAACCCATCTAATGGCATCATGCCGATTTTGCATACTCCTTTCCACGGCGTTCTGCCGACCGAAAACAACCCCTGCTATTCTGGTTTCTCCACGGAGGAAACCACTATGTCCAACTCTGATCTGCTCCCTTCCCTGCTCGTCAAAATCAACGAAAACCAACTGGCCCTCGAGGCCGCCATTATGGAACTCACCCTTTGGGTGGAGCAGCGTGGCTCCGCCGACGTTGCCGAGAACGTTCGCGAATCTCTGGCCGCAATTGATCGAAACGAGGAGTTCATCAAAATGACCCTGGCCGTGTTGATGACACCTGACTGACAGCTCGTCGCTTCCCTCTCGCTCTACGGCGAGGCCTCGATTACTGTACATGCATACAGCATTTGTACAGCGAATCCCCTTCCATGAATTTCGACCAGGCGAAAGCCCTCCGACTCCAGAAATGGCGCGAAGCCCTCGACGATCAAGATTTCCGCATGCAAAACCCAGAGGGGCACCGGGAAACCCTTCATGAGATGTCGGCGGCGCTGCAAGCAGAGGGCCTGATCGACCAGCTTGAACAGTTCGACATGAACCAAATGGCCGACGCTGCTTACTGGCACGCCGTCGAGGAGCTGCAAAATTCGCCGGGCCATTACCGCGGTGCGTCGACCTACAACGTCGTGCAGATCGACAACGGAAAACTACTGGGCACCATCAGCCGCTCGATCTTCAACTTCGCGACCGAAAAGCCGCGCGGTGCGTCCTTCGCCTATGACGGAAAAGTGTATTCAGGCCCGGAAGGAATACACCTGAGCCTGGGCATCTCCCGGAATGTCGGCACGATTTCAGGGTTGACTCTGGAAATGCGAGGGCAGCGCTACCAATTGATCGAGACAGAACGGGTAATCGGTGGCATCGACTTCCGGCCCCTTGATGACCCTGACACCTACCGTGCGCTGGTGGATGCTGCTCAAGTCGCACAGGAGGAACGCGATCTGCAGGCGTTTGAAAAGGTGCGACCTCATATCGAATCCGCAGCGTTCTGCACCTGCCCTGTATGTCTGGATCGATTTGGCGCGCGCGATGACTGCCAGACCTGCGCCGGAAAAGGTTTTGTGACAAAGCAAGCACCAGCAGGTCTACGCTGAAAGCTCATGCGAGGATCTGGCAATGTGCGGACGACTCTCCCAATACAGCGGCATTCACGACTTCGTGGCAGCGCTCAGCAGGCCGAGCTCCCCATTCAATACGACCGGCGAGCAACAATTCGAGCGATAAACACCACGCCGAAAAATAAATTCAGAGTCAGCAACCTCGTCAAATTATTTGAACTCTACTCAGCGGCAACTACGTTGATCGAAGCAGCCTAGGGTGACTATGAGTGATTTTTTTGAATTCCTGAAAATCAACGCGGTCGAAACTGCAGACGTAAATTTACGCCGATGCTCGGCTACTCGCTTCAGCGGAGCATTTACATAGATCAGGCAGAGTTCCGCATCCGGAATTATCGAAGAGATACCTCGCCAAAAATTGGCTTTAGAGGTCGCCGCGGTTTTTGAGAAGTTGACGAATGCTTTTAAAAACAATGAGATTATTTGCGAAACTAGATCAGGCATCGCCGTCCCAACAAGTAATCAATAGTTATCGCAACGCATACGAAAAAATACTAAGAGAAGAAGGGATCACAGATCTTTCGAGATTTCCAAAGGGCGAGTACCTGGATGAAGAATTGGAGAAAAGATGGAGAGAATACCACGCTACGCAACGGCAAAATGATCTCTCCCTTTAGCGCAGGCGTGTCATCTGCTGATTACATCGAATGCCCGCTCACAAGTCACTCCGCGGGCATGGCTTTGGTCAGCATATCCTGCCAGGTCGCCCGCTCTTTCATCAGCGCGCTTGAACACGTCGGCAAGCACCATGACGGCGCGGGAAGCTGCTGCGCTTGCGGCGGCAGTGCAGGAATTGCCGCCGGCCTGGCTGGTTGCGAGTCGAGCGGCAAGCTTGTCGGCCGCCCCGCGCAAGCCGTCAGCAGAAGCGCGAGCAGTGGCAGCGTCAGCCGTGAGCTGATCGATCGTGCGTTGACCATCTTGAACCGCCTTGTCGATTGAGTGTTGGTAGGACTGTTCTAAGGTGCGCGCTGCCACTTCGTTAGCGACCCTGGCCTCTTCATCGCGGGTATTGCGATCGTTCCATTTGGCTTGCCATGTGGCATCCGTGGTGGTCACGCCATGATGATACGCGCCGAAGAGCGCGCCACCCGCCAATAACACCGCCGCTATATAAGGAAGGACTCGGAGCCAGATGCTCATGCCAGCACCTGCTGCGCCTTGGCATACAGGGCTCGACGATCATCCGCGCCGTTCTGGCCGCCATTGATCCGCTGAGTGATCTTGTCGAAGCTTCCGGCGTCGGCCAGGGTGTTCAGCCCGTGCGTGGCCCACCACCAGGTCGCCGACATGCAAGCGTGCTGGGGCAGCTCCAGCAGTTCCGGCTGATTGATCAGGTCCAGGCCCAGTGCTTCGCCGCATGCGGCATAGTTCGCCCGGCCGGTGATCTGGATCAGGCCGCGGCCGCAGAACTTCCGGCCGTCACCTGCCACGGTGTTTCCCAGATCGGCACGACCCTCGTACCGGGACTGGGCCGGGGTTGGCCCCCAAATCTCCCGGACATATCGCAACTGCCCGGACTCATGCCCGATCTGGGCGATGAACGCGGCGACACGCTGGGTGCCAACTATCTGGTAGCGCTGCATCGCGGTGTTGAGTGCAGGGGCAAAAACGCCGGCTTTGGCGCCGGCGTTCGGAAGGATTTGCAACAGTTGCTGCTGAGTGATCGGCATACCTTTCTCCAGGCAAAAAAATACCCGCTCAATGGCGGGTGCGTGTGTGTTGGCCATTCAGGCGGGCGACTGAGGCCAGTTGACCGTGTCCGGATACCCGGGCTGATCGGGCAACCGATTCAGCGCAACGCGGTAGGTCTTCCACGCCTTCAGCTGAATTATGTCGTTGTCTGTGGCTTCGCCGATGTCGACGGCGTCCTGCAGCGGCGCGATGGCAGTGTCTGCGATAGAGCGAAGCCGAGCTGCTTCCACCGTGATCCTTGCCAGGCGCTGTGCAGCGGCTTCCTGTTCTTTTGCAGCTTTGGTAATGAGTTGCGACCAGTCAATATTCACTGTTGCGTTACTCCCGTTCCGTTGTTTCTGGCAGCGGTTGAGGCAATTGCACGACCCCATCCGGAATATTCACCAGAGGAACCGGGAACGCCTGTTCTTGGCTGAAATTCGGCGGGTTCGGGAAAATCAACGTCAGCTCCAGCTCCCCGCCGATCCGCTCGACCTTGCTGAGAAACCACGGACTGCTGATGGCTGACGCCGGCAGCGTGTCGCCCTCCTGAATGGGTGAAAGATCGAAGGCCTCGCCGTTTATGGTGAGGATGTCTCCAGCCTTGAAAATTGTCAGGGTGTCTTCACGCCTCTGCGGCGAAAGGTTGATGATCATTGCTGCTCCTACGCTTTCCAGCGGCCCGTGGCGGTTAATGAGAAGTTGACCCCTACCCCGTTCACGGCTGCCAGGCTCAGGGCTTTGAGCCCTGGCCACGCCGAGGCAGTTGGCAGCGTGGACTCGGTCAGGAATCCGTACCATCCACCTTGGGAGTAGTCCCATCCGATTGCAGGAACGCCAACGAACGCGGCGGGATATGCCGTGGCCAAAAATAACTCCCCGGCGTGGCTGTACATTGCTGCCAGTGCGTCAGTGAAGTTGACCGTCACAAAGCGTCGGATCGTGCAAATCTGCGTGCCGTCTGAAAAGCGGACACAGCTCCCGTTGGCGTTGGAAATGTTTTCGATGATCGCCCCATTTGCCATTGTTCCAACAACGTCAGCGACAGCTGCCGACTTCAAACCCAGACCGACTCTCGCATCTGTCGGCGTTTTACCTCCGGTTCCCCCTTGGTTAACGGCCAGTGCTGTGGTCAGGCCGGTAATAGACGTGATATCGGTGTTTGCACCCTTGCCAGCCTTTGCTGATGCCTGTGCCTGCAGCTTTCCCAGCGCGATAAGGAGCGCATCCGTGGCAACGACTGCTGACGGGTCTGTCGTGACCAGTCCAGTCAGAGCGGTGGCTCGAACGCCATTACCTGTCATGTATTTGTTTGTGGCCCCTTCCGGCAACCCATCGGCAGTGGAAAGGTTGAGTGCGGCGCGCACACCATCGGTCGTTGCCGTGGTGCCAAGCACGGCCATGACGCCGCCGAACTGGTTCACAAGTGCCCGCAACGCGTCGGCAGAATCCTTGACGTAACCCTGCATTGGCGCCAGCGCGTAGGTGCCAACAGCGTTTGTCGGACCCTGATACAGCGGCGAGATCGACAGGGCGGTGTCGCTGGCAACGTTGATGACTTCGTACCAACCACCGTCGGGCCCGCGGAAGGCATCTCCGACCCGTGCGTTTGCAATGAATGCGGTATTGGTGCCGATCACCGCGTTGGAATTTTGGACGACAGAAACCGTCCCGGCTTTGTACCAGGGCATCGAATATCTCCAGTTTTTTTTGTATCAGGCCAGTAGCTTGGCGCAGAGGAATGGCCGGTGGCCCTGATCAGTCCAGGCGTTTGAGGCCAGGCTGTACATCATGATTCGGCCATTGGCGTAATCGACGCCCAGAGCGCAACCACCACCGGATGAGGCGTTGTGACAGTTCATCGTGAACGGGTTCAGCGATACATACTCACCGGGACCGAGCAATTTGCTGATTCCCCAGAAATAGCGCCGCCCGACGGTGAGTTGCTCGGTTCCGAGATAGGTCCAGTTACCAGCGGCAAAGGTCACGACTACGGCCGGAGCTCCGCTGTCATACACCAGGGCGCCGTTTCGATCCCATAAGCGCATGCCGTACGCTGCGGTTCCCATCGAAGCCCACGCCGCCACAAAGTATTGCCCGCTCAGGGTGCTGTTTACGTTCGACGCGCGGATCGTGAAACCCGTCCAGTTTCCAGCGCCACCAGTGAACCAGACCGATAGCGGCACCTGAATGGCTCCGGTTTGATCGGGACGGATGAACACCAGTGGCGGATCAATACTGGTGACCGCTCGTGTAAACACCCCAGTTGCTGAGCTGACGCCTGAATACGCGCCCCTGGTCAGCAGGCACAACCTCGGCGACTCGGAGTCGATCTGCACGAACGAGTTGTCATTGATGCTCTGAAACCCGTAAGTCATGTCGAGAACCTCACCGCATACCCTTTGGCGACGATTCTGGTGGTAGCGGTCCCCGCTGGTGATGAAGGGTTGAGCGGCTTGACCACAACCTGCCCGACAGAGGTCGTCACGTAGGGATAGGACCGGGTATTCCCAAGCGGGTCAGTCTCCGCGCTTTGCACGTCTTGAGACCGGGTCGGGATGATCATGAAAACGCAGTTCACAGGGTTGAATCCTGGAATGCTCAGCGTGTAGTTCTGAACCGCCCCACTGAAGTCGATCACCCCTTGCCAAAGTACCTGGTAGGTAAAGCTATTGGTGTCCATGGCGAGTTGACCACTCTCGTCAAAGACACGCAGGCCAAATAGAGCCATTGATTACCCCAAATAGCCAAGACGGACGCGCAGCACGTTATTGGCGTCATAGACCGAGACGTTCAGCGAGTTGATCACCAGTCGCCCCTGCCCCGGCACAATGCCGTTGATCTCCAGCGTGCCGTCCTTGTTGAGAATCCAGCCTTGCTGGCCTGGAATGTAGTTGGTGGAACTGATGTAGCTGCCGATCTTGGCGTTCGTGATCGTGCCGTCTGCGATGAACGCCGAGTTCATGAACACCTGGCCGCCCTGCACCGCGAACGGCACCGAGATGGCGCCGCCGGCGATGGTGTTGACGATGGCGAACCGGTCAGCAGCTACCAAAAACTGGCTCTGCAAACCGGCACCGGTGTTCTCGATACCCAGGCCGATGCCAGCCGCGACGTACTGCCCGTTCGCGGTGACCTGCATTTTCACCGACCACATCGTTGAGAGCTTGCCGCTGGTATCTGCGTAGGCAGTCGCGGTTTCCTGGATAGCCGCAGTGTTTGCACCGACTTTCACATTGACCTGGGTGATTGCCTGGGCCGTGGCCTCTCTGTCCGTGGCGACTACTTGTCGAAGGTCTGTCACGCTGGCCTCGTTCTCTCCTACCGCCGCAGTCAACGTAGTGATCCTTTGCGCACTGGCCAGGTTCTGCGATGCCCTCACCTTTTCTTCAGACGCAATTGCCGCGGTGCTCGACCAGCCTTTTAACGCGTCCGCCAGCTCACCCTCCCCGTCGTCATCACGGAAAGAAGCGCGCAACGCCTGGAAGGCCGTGGCCTGCGCAGTCACCACACCGTCGATTTTGGTGATATCGGCGGTGTTGGTGGCCACCTGCTGCGCAAGCCCGTTTGCCGTTTCCACGGTCTGGCCCACATCAAGCCAATACGCAGGATTCGGCGGCGAAGTGTCGATAGGCACGGGGCCGGTGGCCTGGTAAATCCGCTTGCCCTGCACCACCAGGTCGTATTCTTCGTAGGTGGCCTCCGGGTCGTAACCCCTCAGGCCGTCCAGCGCATCGATCTGAGCCTGCAAACCCGGAATCTTGTCGATTTCGTCGAGGATGTCCTGCCCTAGCTCGGTCCGGCCAATCTCGCCGGCGATCATTTCCAGAATCGCCGCCGCGTCGGAACTTGACTGCCCTTGAACGCCGATACCGATCGGATACCAGGGTCCGATGTTGCCGATCTTGTCGACGATCCGCCCCCAGAAATAGAACGTCACGCCGGCGCGCAGACCGAGCATTGAGAAATCACTCTGCGGGTACGCGAGGTCAGTCAACTTGGTGGCGGCGTCCAGTTCCGTAGTCGGGCCATACCAGATCTCCGTCCGCTGGCTGTCCTCGGCGCCGGCCGGGAATCCCCACTTGAGGTAGATGCCGAACAACAGCGGCGTGGCCGTCAGATAACTCAGCGCCGGCGGCAACCCCTGCTTACCACTGAGGCTGGTCAGGATCGAGTTGCGCCAGATCGACGCGATGTCGTAGGCACTTACCGCGCGCACGCGTGCCACGTAGGCCCCGGCGTAAATACCGACCACATCTACGTTGGTCATGCCAGTGCGCTGCAGCTTGATCCAGTTGCCGCTGTCCTTGCGCCATTCCACGTCATAGCCGACCGCACCGTCCACAGCTGGCCAACTGATCGTCATGGTGGCCACGGCCAGTCCCTGGATGATCGACGACGTCGAGACCACGGTTACGCTCGCCGGCGCCGGGACAACGGTGATCGGGATTACGCTGATCGGCCGCTCCTCCAGCCGCGCGCCGGTGTCGATGTAGGCGAATTTGCTTGGTTCGTACTGCAGCGCGCTGATTTCGAAATCACCTTCGGTGGTGCGTTTGGTGCGCAGCACGCGGTACAACGGAATTGCCAAATCATCCGCGTCGAGCGCCCATTGCAGTTGCGCGACCGGCGGCTCGCGGTAGTTGGTGGTGACCGTCACAGCGCGGCCGTTTACGCTTTGCACGGTGCGGCCTTCAGCCCGACCGCCGGGCAGGTTGATGATCAGCCGATCACCTGCCTTGGCCTGGGTGTCACGGTCGAGCGTCACCACGCGGCCGGATACCGTAGAGATGCGGCCGCCGACTTCCCGGCCGGCCAGCAACGAATCCGCCACCGGGATGATGTGGCCCGGCAGCGGGATCACGCCCTCCATGCCGGTCTTGAACGACACGGTGCGGTCCTGATTGTTGCTGAGGATCGCCCACTTGCCACGGCGCTGCGCTTCGGATGCGCGGGTACAGCCAATCGCGCTGAGCTGGGTCGGACGGTCGCCGTAGCGACGTTGCAGCTCCAGATCGGCGAACGGGATGACGTCGGTGTCGTAGTTGTTGGCCGGATTGTCGTAGCTGACCAGGGCACGGGTATATCGGGTCTTTGCCGAGGCGCTGCCGTACGAGAACTTCCCGTCGATGACGTTGGCCCGGGTAAACACGTAGTCGAAGTCCTGCGCGCGCGGCATGTCGGCCTGCATCACCAACTGCCCCTGCGCCCAGTAGGTCATGCCCCGGTAAATCGCGGAGATGTCGCGCAGCAACGACCAGGCATCGGCCTTGCCCTGCAAGTTCATGTCACACAGGAAGCGAGGCTCCAATCCGCCCAGCCCGTTCGGCACCATCTGGTCGCAGTACTGGGCAATCCGGTACAGCTCCCACTTGTCGACCATGAACGGCTTGATGCGCTTGCCCAGGCCGAACATTTCGTTCGTGCAGATGCCGTAGGTGATCCACGCCGGGTTGTTGGTCCAGGCCGACTTCATCGAGCCATCCCACGTACCGGTATAGGTGCGCAGGATCGGGTCGTAATTGCTCGGCACCATCCAGCGCCTGGCCTTGCACTTCACGGTCACGGCCGGGATGTTGGTGAACTGCTCGGCGTCGAATTCGATGTAGAGCAGCGCGGTGTTCGGGTAGCGCAGCTTTGCGTCGATCACCTCGGTGTAACCAGCCACCAGCATGGTGTCGGCGATCTTGTTGCTGTTCTGGTTCGGCGTCAGGCGGCGCACGCGGATCTGCCAGCCAGTGGTAGCGTCAGGCAGATCGATACGGCGCGAGCGCTCATAACGGGTCGTGGTCTTGCCGTCGACCGCGTCCACCAGCACCTGCTGATAGGCGCCGCCATCGGTGGCCACGTCGATGGCGTATTCGATCCGGTATCCGCCGATGTTGCCCTGATCGTCAGACTGCTGAAGCGCTGGCCAGGCCAAGCGCATACGCACGGCCGACAACTGGGTATTGGTGATCGAGCGCACCCACGGCGCATCACTGCGCAACTCGATGTTGAGCGACGTCTCGTTCTCCACGGAGGGAATGCCCGGAATGTAGGTCTGATCCACGGAGCCCGGGCGCCAGTCCCACTTCACGCCTGGGAAGTTGTAGTTGCCGCCGGCATCGCGGATCGGCGTGTTGTCCAGGTAGATATCGTACTCGGTCGGTACGGCGTCGAACTCGCCCTCGCCCACGGCGATCAGCAGCTTTGCCAGGTTGGTCGAGCGCAGGCTGTCGCTGGCTTCGACCGGCGACTTCGGCTTGCTGCTGCCGCCCTTCTCGCCGTAGATCTCGATCTGTTCCGCTGCGCCCATGCTTTCCTCCAGGCGAAAAAAAGCCCGCTCAATGGCGGGCATCTGGTTGTTGCTGGTGCGCTATGCAGCGTCGAGCCCTAAAGTGAGCTGCAGCTGATCACGCCAATACTCAACATCATGAACAAGTCCAGGCTTCTTCCACCGAAATTTGGCGAGCTCCTTTCCGCTAAGGCTTGCAACGGCTTGCGCTTCACCCAGCCTTTTGCACGCTCGATCAAACTGCTGTTTTTCATTCAGCTCGCCTCGTAACAATGCATCGATATGCAGGTCGCACCACACCGCAAAGTCATCGTTCAACCAACGAGCGAAAGCGACGGCAAGTTTGGGGTGCAACCAAGTACCCGCCATCCCTCTGACCCTAGATGTCTCCACCAATTTGAAGTCCGAATTACGGACATCAAAACCAAGGTGTCGCGACAGTGCCGCCATGTAGTTTTTCGTACTGGTGAGTTCGAGCCATTTAACGGGCTTTTTACCGTATCGCTTCGCCACATCAGTGGCATTAATCCAGCCCTCGCTATTAAAGCGGACAGCCTGACCTTCGTAGTGAAATGGGATGACGTTGTTCATGGTGAGCTCCTTCCGCCTGGGAAGTTGTGCAGGCAGGGGCGTAGGCGGAGCGAAACCGACCCTTTTCGGTAGCGAACCTAGCCTGCACGGGTATCCCCTTAGGGATTCTTGGGCACAAAAAAGCCCCGGTGCGCAGAAGCGCTTCCGAGGCTTAT